TACATATAACATCACCTGAACTGTTTTAAGTTTCTCATCTTTCAAATCGTTATGACTGCAAATACGTCTAGCCCTCCCAATTACTTGCTCTATTCTTACAGGATGCCAATAGGGTTCCATAATATGCACATATCGAACATTTCGCAAACTAATACCTTCAGCGCCTGATGCTGTAATCATAAGAACTTTTATAATTTCACCCATAAAGTTGTTTGAAGATTTTGGAACTAACTGTTCTTTTATAGAAACAGGAATATAATCCCATGTGCTATTAAAAACATTTCGAATAATCTCACGCTCCTCATCACTCTCTGTTCCTGTATATAATGCAAACATCGGCTTACCTTGATCGGCTTCATTGATATCACATACCCAGTTGCCCGAATCATTTTTACGAATTTTAAAACGGGCGAATCCGTTTGCTTCAAGAACAAGTGAAAAAATACCAATTCCTTCTAATGTGCGAAATTGACTATACACCAGATTTAATCCTTGATGTTGCGGTTCTTGAATATTCTCCAACATTGCTAAAAATTTAGGACTATATACATGTAATTCACCTTGGGGCGGTTTCGTCAAAAATTTCATCATCCCGCTTTTAAGACGAGCTATAGAAGCAATAATTCGTTTATCATATGTTGTATCTACTTTTTTCGTTATTTCTTGTGCCAATTCTTCAATTTCATCGGTAGTATGTTCTCCATTCGGATTTTCTACTCTTTCGCTTGCTTTTATTGCATCTACATCTTCTTCATTTGCACCTTCGCTAATTGCGCCTTCTACATCGTAATCTTCTTTAGGTAGAGGGCGTCTTATTTCTGTTGGAAATACGAAATTGCAAAAAAGACGTGAAAAAATACGATACGTCGAAACAGCATCTTCGTAAATATCGTCGCCTCCACCTGCTGCACCTGCTGCTTTTGGGCGTTTATTAGATTTAGCCTTCTTCTCTAATTTTCGTTCGGCACTGCGTGCCTGTTCATATGCTGAAAACTGATGATCGCTCATAGGCACTTCAATAACGCGAAAATCCATATCTTTATCATATTTGGGCATAAGCTGTTCTTGTGCGCTTCTAAAATACGATGTGAGCCCTAATATACGACGTTGAAACATATTTATATTTTTAACTTGTCCTGTTTCGGAATTAATAAAATAAGAACGGAAAGCATCGAGTGAATCGGGTAAAGCTTTAAATGTTTCAACTGTAATACTTCCCGGAGTTACATTTATGTCGCGTCCTTTTAATATGCCAAGAATGATTCGTTCGAATTCAGTATCTGTCATATTAGGCGTTTCTCCTTCAGGTGATACTCGCAATACTCCGTTATATTGCCCCTTATCATCTACATTTAAGAATCCGAATGGGTTTCGTGTAACTGTTAAAATATGAGAACTGTCATTGTAATCCATATAGTCAAGTGTATTTAAACCTTCAAACATCTTTGTCAGTGCTTTTTTATCTATTTTTGATTGAGAAGCAATCTGAAGAGGGAATTTCCATGTTTTTATATACCCGCGCAGAATATTAAAAATAATTGCAATTTCGTTTGGATAATTAATAACGGGTGTTCCTGTTAGAAGAATTATTTTAACATTTTCAGCAGTCATTAACATATCATATAGTTTCATTGACATTGTTGTAGGGCGTTTTAATTTATTAACAATACGACTAATAAAATTATGTGCTTCATCTATAATAACTACATGATTCGAAAACGGGTTTTGTGTAAAATCAGATGATAATGTTTTTAAATGACTCATGCGCATACCGTTATAGTTAAGGAACGTATATTTTGCATCTATCATTTGCTCTATTTGTTTATCAAGGCTTTCTTTTTCATCGGCATTTAACCCATTATAGTTTGAAGGTTTTTTCACATTTACTAACCATGCACCACGCATTTCGATAATAAATTTATCTTTTAATTGTAAAATTGCCGCTAATGTTTGAACCATTGGATCTGCCTTATTGATTATAGGAATAAATTCCCAAAATTGATTTTTTTTATAAATATCATCTCCACATTTTTTCATCTCTTCTATATAGTTTCGACGCAGTGATGCAGGTGTCATTACGATAACATTTTTATATGTTTTTAATCCTTCCGCTATCGCAATTGAAGAACATGTCTTACCACTTCCCAAACCATGATATAATAATAACCCACGATATGGCGTATATATATTTAAGTAATCCCGAACTATCTTTTGATGAGTTAAAAGAGAAAACTCCTTATTTGCAGCAGGGTCACACGAAATTTGTTCTTTTTGGCTTGCAATTTCATCGTGGTATGTTAAAAAAAGTTCATTAATAAAATTGACAAATTTTTGACGATTTGTCATATAATAATGTGAAGCGGATACACTAGGTAGAGGACGCCGTGGTAGACGATTTGTAACAATTTCACCTTTTATTTCCATTTTTTCTACCTCTTGTGATATTAATCCCCATGTTGGTTTTTCGGTTATGCGCTTTGATACAGATAGTGCACCCATACCTTTTTCCAATGTTGACGATTCTTTTACAGCCTGAGAAGTATCCGCGCTCATAATAAGCGAAACATCTTCAACCAAATGTATATGACGCGGCAATTTTTGTATAATAATAATTTGTCGCATAAGTAAAGAAGTATCGGCTTCTGCAGCAGCTGTAGATATTGACGCTAGTCCTGGCAACATTGAACCCATTTTAGGAGATAATTTGCTTCGCTCCTTTTGTGAAACTTCGCCCGCTTTTAATTGACGAACCTGTAAAACCCCGCGTAGTCTTTCTAAAATATCAGCACGAACTAATGTATTTTCTGCGCGTCTATTTACAACATCAACAATATGTTTTGGTATCAGAGCCATTGCACCTTCGCCTTCGCCTTCGCCCATACCCACACCAGGTTGGGGTTGTGCATCCACGTGTTTCGGAAAAGTAATTTTTATTTTTTGCCTAGCTTGTGGTTTAGGTTTTTGTGGATCATCATTTTTTCCCGGATTAGATTGTGTAGCAGGAGTAGGTTTCGCTTCTAATCTTTCTAAAATAAAAGCAGGTGCTAAATTTGTTTGAAGTGCGTGAATCATAGTTTGTTGCGCATAGTCAACGCCTGGTTTTCCACTTGGAAGGATAGTAGGCCCCACATCTGGTGCCTGTGATATTTGTAATAAATTTTCCCTTGCACGTTCTGATAATTCTGTTCTTTTTAAATTTTCCATTTCAGATACTAATTTTGCGGATGATTCTGCAACATTTTCATCTCCTTCACCTTCACCTTCGCCTTCTTGTTCCGACTGTATATATGGGTCGTTAACAACAGAACGAGATAATGATGCAGCTGCTTCAGAAGATGATGCGGCTGCAGCTGCTGATGAGCGTTGAGCATAAGAAACAGCAATACTTTCTAATCTTTTTAGTGAACTTTGAATTTCTCTTTGTTGTTGTGGATCATCTTTGGATTCTATTAGTCTTTGTTTTAAATCTTTTATTTGTGATTCTAATTTTTGATATTCCTGATCTGCCATTATAATATATTTATACAAATATTTATAATATACAACTATTTAACAACTATTTAACAACTATTTAACAACTATTTAACAACTATTTAACAACTATTTAACAACTATTTAAGAATAATAATAAAAAATATAAATATTTATTATTGTTAATATCCATAAATAGTAAGTATACTAGATATATTACATATATTACATAGTCTGAAGTGCAAATTCGCATGCCATTTGTTCGGCTTTTTTTTTAATTTTGTGTGTCCCTGATGCAAAATGAACTAAAACATGTCCTTTTTCTTCATATATTTCGCGAATTTTTGTAAATGTTTTTAATTCTCCATAATTGATAGCATTTTTATAATCAACTTGATATATTTCTTTTCCCAAACATAGGTAAACACCCATAGTATACCCCATATCCATATCGTGCTGTATTTCTAAATAATCAGGCGTAGTTTTAAATTCCTTTTGTATCTTTACTTGCAATATATTTTTATAATTATCGTCATTCTTAATCAATGATACCCAGTCAATGTGTCTTTCAAAAACAGCTTCTATGAATTTCTGTGCCATCTGAAATCCCGGGCCAGTAACAAATACGTTTTCGAACCATTTGCCTTCATCATGCACAGTAATTTTATTAAAATCTAGAAACAATGCACCTATAAATGCCTCGAATAGACATCCCAGTTTTTTAAGATTTGTTCGTGTATGTTTTTCCTCTGCATGTTTCGAAATAATAAACCATTTATGTAGCCCCATATCGTAAGCTAATTTACCAATAGATTCATTTTTTACGATTGCTATTTTTTTTTCGGTCATGAATCCCTCATTCTCTTTAGGAAATCTGCGATATAGGTAATATTTTGTAACACATTCTAGAACTCCATCGCCGAGAAATTCAAGACGTTCATTTGATTTTGTTTTAAGGGGCATACAATTTGCAGGTTGAGGCATAATTTTAATATTCTCTCGTGCATTTTCTAATTGGGGGCGTTTTGTATATGATGCATGAATGAATGCACGACGATATAGCTCGTAATTATTGAGTGTTGTAGGAATACCATAGGATGAAAGAATAGATTGAACTTCGCTCAATGTAATCTCTCTATTTTCGTGATTGTATGGATTAAATATATAGCCTTCATCACATTGAACAATATCCATATCATTTAATATATTTTTTCCTTGTTGCGATGTATTTAATTTAGGAGATTGAGATGGTGAATTTGACTCGCTTGCTTTTTTCGAGGTTGTTGACATGATGGATATTTAGAATTGTCCTTTTATTAACTAAACTTTTATCTTTAAATGATTTCAATTATTTACTTTACTTTATAAGTAACAAACAAAACAAAACAATAAAAATAATATATAATTGTATATTTTATTTTTATTTGTTTTATATTTTTATATTTAGCATATATATATATAAAACATAAAAAATGGTTTTAAGTGGTCCTAAAAGGGTTTCGGCAATAAGTTCTCTTACTAATAAAGGATGTATATTCGGAAGTATGGCTGGAATGCCTCCTACTATCGGTGTTCCTGCTAGCATTGTAAGCGTGTATCAGAAGGAAACCAGTTATTGCAACTATTGTCTTCCTCCTGGATGCAAAGATGGGTTTGCTTATTTGAAAGCGAAAGGTCTGCTGAACGGTAACAAAGGTGCTGGTGGTGTAGGAAGAATGCAGTATATGCCTGGTATTTTCAGACTGTTTGGAGGTGGTAAACAGACTTTTATTTAAAAATTTTAAGTTTTATTTTACATATTTTGATATGATATATTTTTGATATGATATAATCTTGAAATTTAATATTACAAGATTATATAGAATTAAATTAATGCCTGAGAGAAACGGTCAAAGAAGTCAAAATGGGCGTTCCGCTACTGCTCGTCGTGTTTTGTTTAGCGGTCCCGGTTCAACCGATGGTATGTATACCAATACTATGAATGGTGGTGGAATGAAAAAAGGTGGAGCACAGCCTAGTGCAACTGGATTTATGGTTCCTTTTGGTCAAAGAACTCATATTGCAGTTCCCGCTTTGAATAAAGACTTTTTATTTAAGTTTAGACAATATTATAATGCTCCTCGTCACGCTGGTCCAATGATGTAGACAATAGACAATAGACAATAGACAATAGAGGAGATGTGAGTATCAAGGTATACAAATATGAATTTCAACTATAATTCATATTTATAATTCATAAACAATATAAAAATTGCATAATATATTGTATATACAAAAAGTTAATACATACCCATATCGCATCTATCTAGACTAATTATGTTAATAAAAGTAGATAATCGTGAAACAGATTTAATACCTTTAATTGAGAGAAGATTAGAAGCATATGCTTTAGAAACAAAAACAAACGTTCCAACAAATACGACAAAAAATAATAATAATAATAATAATAAAAATGGATGTTTAGTTCCGCTTCATATGTTTCAGGAAGTAGACGTAAGCAATGATGTATTATCTGTATCTGGGGAAGGGATAGCAGGAGGGGGGACAGAAGCTGGAGAAGCTAGAGAAGCGAGAGAAATTAGAAAAATAAATAAAATGAAAATAGAACAACTTCATATTGGTGATATTGTATTCGAAGATGATTCAGGAAGCCCTATCCTTATTTTTGAAAGAAAGACGTTGAATGATCTGGCTGCTAGTATTAAAGATGGTAGGTATACTGAACAATCATTTCGTCTAGATAAAGAAGCGATACATAATCATAATATTATATATATTATCGAAGGGGATATTGAACGATATAATGAAAAAAGGACACATATTTCTAAAAAAACACTTATGAGTAGCATATTTTCGTTGTTATACTACAAGGGATTTTCCGTAATACGAACGAATACAATTTTTGAAACAGCGGATTCAGTTGTATTTTTTGCAGACAAATATGATAAAACGTGTATAAATGATAAAACGCGTAAACCTTATTATGAAATTACGCATTCTGATAGTATTGGACACGGTGATGGCGTTATTAAAGATTGTAGTAAAGCCGATAGTTATATTAAAAACGACAAGGAAAGTATCAAAGACGAAAGTGAAAAATATTGTGACGCATTTAAAGGACATAAAGAAAAAAATGAATATATAACTCCTGAAAATATAAATATAATCATGTTGTCGTGTATACCAGGTATCAATTCTAAAACGGCGACACAAATAATGAGTGAATATAAGACAATACAAAACCTATTATATCAACTTGAAAAGGAACCCGAATGTTTAAATACGTTTATGATAAAAACTGAATCAGGTAATATGCGTAAAATTAATAAAAATTGTGTTGATAATATTAAAAAATTTTTATCGAATAAATAAAATAATTATGAGTAAAAAAATACTTCATCGGGGTTGTAATACCCTACATCTACAAGTGTCTGTGTAAAATCTGAACCTCCCCAATTTGAGTCCATAGGATTGGGGCTTAATCCTGTCGATTCAGTAATATAATCGAGCATCATATCGGGTGTAAAATCGCCTTGATCTACATTAGAATTATCATAACCAGGGTATGAATTTACATTATATGGGGGGTCGCTATGAGATGCATCAAGTAATTTGGTGATATGTTTTCGCGGGGGTGGAGAATATGGGAATGCAGAAGCTGGAACACCACTTAAACCGCCTTGTAGATTTGTAGGCCCTGGGCGTATTTTATAAGATTCAGAACCTTGTGCATCCATAGAATTTTGGAGATACAATACGGGGCATACGGTTCCTGAAGCGCGTTGGAATTCGACAAATTCTACATATTCTTCTAAATTATTAAATACTATGGGATTTACACCCGGGACTTCTTTTTTTTTAGAATTATACAAATAAAGCTGTGCTCCTTTTTGTATCAATACATTTGGACAATTTGAATCGGCCGCAGGCATTGTCAATGCTTCTTTAAAATCAGCTGTTGTATAATTTAATACAAAATATGTAACCATTATAAATAAAACAATGATTGATAAATTTTTTAATACCATTTATATATTATTTTATTATAAAAATATTATTGTATATATATTTAACGATATTATTTTACAATAATAATTTACAATACTAATTACAATACTATTTTTATAATAAATAATATTGTTTAATTATATAAAATGTCCGAAAGTTCAGATGAACCTAAAATATTAACTGAAAGTGAAATTATGGAGTTAAAAAAGAAGCACGGTGTTGTATTATTTTATATGAATGGATGTGGACACTGTGTTAAAATGAAACCAGCATGGAATAAATTAATAAATGAACTTAAAGAAAAACACAAAAATGAAATTATTTTGGGAGCAATAGAAAGTGGTAATATGGATATATTTAATAAACATGGTTTGAAACCATCTGTTTCAGGATTCCCTACAATATTATATTTTAATCCAAAAAATCCCGATAAACCTGAATCATATAGCGGCGATCGTAGTTATGAAGATTTGAAAAAATGGATATTAAAGAAAAAAGGTGCTGGTGCTGGTGCTGGTAATAAATTGGTTATATTAACAAATAATGAGCCATTTGGTAAACAAACAAGCAAAGGTGCAAGCATGGTGGGTGGTGGTAGAAAAC